TGTTATATGTCAATGCGCCAAGCAAGGAACAAGTTTTAATATATTGGTATGAGTTAAATAAATTATCTCCAGTAGACTGGAATGATAAAAATAAAATCAAAGAATTTAGAGTCGCGTTAGATTTATACTCTAAGAGTTGGTCAAAATTAAGATATGATGATCAAGGATGGATATGTTATAAAATCAATAAGGAGAAAGAATAATGGGTTTGTTTGTTACACCCGAAGGCAAAACCTATCAAGAGAACGTCAGAGAAGCAATCGCTAATCTCAATCTATTTCTTAATCATAGTCCAGATAAGTATGATAATTCATATCTATTAGGTTTTGCCGAATTCTGTATTATAGAAGCAAAAAAGAAGTATAAGAACAAAGAGGAATAATTATATGGATAATATGGA